TGGCGACCTGTCCGGCATGTCAGCGGAGGACATCGAGCTGGCCGCTGATTGGACCGGCGAGAACGACGCGTTTGTCCGCGAGCTGGCGTCCGTTGGCTTCCTGGACGGCGTGGAAGGGGCCTACCAGTTGCACGACTGGGCTGATCACCAACCGTGGTCGGCAGGGTCTGACCTGCGCTCACTGAAGGCGAAATGGAACGCGGTCAAGCGTCATCACGGCGAAGCTGAGGCTGATCGGCAAGTGCCCGAGTATGCGCGGATTCGTGCTGCAAGCTCCGATTCGGATGCTAGTAGCAACAAAACTGATGCTACTAGCAATGCTGGTAGCAGTGATGCAGCAATGCGTCCAGCAGCTTCTAGCAATGCTCCGTCTCCGTCTCCGTCTCCGTCTCCGTATCCAAAAGAAGAAAAGCCCCCCCATACCCCCCCGGCTGACGCCGCGGGGGCAAAGCCCGGACGACGGAAGCGGGAGAAGATCTCCGACCTGTGCCAGGAGGCGGGCGAGTCGGCCATCCCGCGGACCGATCCGATCTTCACGTTCGCCACGGATACCGGAATCCCGAGGGACTTCCTGCACCTGGCTTGGCGCGAGTTCGCCGCCCGGCATCGCGACAGCGGCCGGATGCAGAAGGATTGGCGGGCCCATTTCCGGGACGCCGTTCGCCGCAACTGGTTCAAGCTCTGGTGGTTCCCGGCGACCGGACCCTGCGAGCTGACCACGGCCGGCGTGCAGCTGGCCCGTGAGCGCGATGCCGAGCGTGCCCGGGAGCAGGATCAGGAGCAGGCCGCATGAGTGCTCAGCCTGCCTACCGCGACGACTACGGCCATTTGCCGGTGCCCCCGCATTCGATCGACGCCGAGCAGTCCGTCCTGGGCGGCTTGATGCTGGCGCCGGAAGCGCTGCGCGAGGTCCGCGACTTGCTGACCGAACGGGACTTCTATCGCCGGGATCACCAGCTGATCTGTCCGAGCGCGAGCGTCCGTTCGATGCGGTGACCCTGGGCGAGTGGTTCGAATCGCAGGGCAGGATGGAGCTGGTCGGCGATGGCGCCTACCTGATCGAGCTGGCCAGCACCACGCCGTCGGCGGCCAACATCCGCGGCTATGCCGAGGTCGTGCGCAACAAGGCGCTGCTGCGGGGCGTGATCGAGCGGGCGACCGAGATCACCAACGACGCGTACGGCACTGCCGACGAGGACGCCGATGCCCTGGTGGCCAGCGCCACCGCGAAATTCGCGAACCTCAGCGTGCAGTCTGGCGGCAACGGTGGCTTGGTGATGGTGCGCAGCGATCTGCAGGGAATGTGGGAGGAAATGGAGGCCCGGTTCGAGGGCACCGCCGACCTTGGGCTGGTTCCGCCGTGGCAGAACGTGGCCAGAAAGCTGCCCGGTCTGGAACCCACCGACCTGATGATCCTCGCGGCTCGTCCGTCGATGGGTAAGACTGCCAACATGCTGGAGTGGGTCTACAGCGTCGCGGCGCAGGGCAAGCACGCTGCGGTGTTCAGCCTGGAGATGGCGCGCAGGCAGCTGCTCGCTCGGCTGATGAGCATGCACTCGGGCGTGCCTCTGTCGCGCATGCGGGTGAAGGGCGAGCTGACCGACGACGATTGGCACAAGCTGAGCATCGCCCGCAATTTCCTGCATGGCCTGCCGCTGGCGATTGATGATTGCGGCTCGCTGCCGGTGGATTCGCTGGTGGCGCGCGCGTCCCGCATGCACGCCAAGGTGAAGGGCGGGTTGGGCGTGGTTGCGGTCGACTACCTGCAGCTGCTTTCGGGGCCGGCCAAGGCCGGCAACCGGACCGAGGAAGTCTCCTACATCTCTCGCACGTTGAAGAAGCTGGCCAAGACGCTGGGCTGCCCGGTGATCGCGCTGTCGCAGCTCAATCGGTCGCTGGAAACGCGCACCGACAAGCGCCCGGTGATGGCCGACCTGCGCGAGTCAGGCGGCATCGAGCAGGACGCCGACGTGATCGCCTTCATCTACCGCGACGACTACTACACGAAGGATGCCTGCGGCGCTCCCGGCATCTCGGAATTCATCCTGGCAAAGAACCGCCAGGGTGAGACCGGCACCGCCTACCTGCGCCACCACCTCGAATGCAGCCGTTTCGAGAACTACCACGGCGAAAAGCCGAACTACACCCTGAAGACCTTCGTACGGGATGCCGCTGGCGACGATGACGGCGGGTTCGACGCCCCCGCAGGCCATCGCAGGAGCGGCAAGGACCGCGCCGCAGGAGATCGCGCATGACCATAACCGCAGCAGCGAAGAAGATCCGCGCCAAGCGTGCGCGCCGCCCGATCTACATGGTCGTGACCAAGCTGATCGATCCGGCCACCGGTGAGCTTGTTGGGGCGCTTGTGCCGGCTCATGACGTCGACCAGCGCCTGATGCGTGAGCGCAAGTTCAAGGTGGGCCGCGAGGTCCGCGCTGAACTGAAGCAGCCGCGCGAAGGTTGGCAGCATCGCCTGGTGCACAAGATCGGCCAGCTGATGGTCGACAACGTGGAGGGGTGGGAGCAGCTGGGCAGCCACGACGCGGTGAAGCGCCTACAGCGCGAGTCGGGCACCTGCTGCGAGGAAATGGAGATTGACGTCCCCGGCGTCGGCCGCCTGATGGTCAAGCAGGCCGAGAGCCTTTCCTTCGATGAAATGGAACAGGACCGATTCCAGGTCCTGTTCGATGGGATCACTGAGCACATCGGCCAGCGCTACACCCACGTGATGCTCGACGACGTGCGCGCCGAGTTCTGGAATATGGCCGGGCAGAACAGGAGGATTGCGTGATCCGTAATAGCTCAGTGTCGTTGAAGTTTGCCTATATCAGCCATCAGTTCGGAGATGGCTTGGCGGTACACACCAAAAGCAGCCGCCTGGCCGTCACTGGGTTGTGCTCCGATCTTGACCAAAGGCCTCACCCCCGCAGCATGCTCAATCACGCCCATGCAGTGAAACTGAGCTTCCACTTTGTGCTGCAGAAGCAGAGCGGATGGGACATCGGCAGCCGGATAGGAATCCAGCGTTCTCAGTTGGATCTCAAGATCGCGGAACAGGCCCTCAAAGATACTCTTGTCGATATTCCTGGTGGCAATCCGGTTGGAGAGAGCCGCAGCTGGAGTCAGTACATTTCCAAGAAGAACGAGAAGTACGTCGGATCGCCGGTTCTTTTCCGACTCCGCGATGTTTTTGGGAAAGACCACTGCCGCATAGCCAACTACAGCAGCAACAACTACTTGTGCCCAAGCAGACCAGTTGACCGCAGCAAACCACTCTCGGACGGGCTTGTCACTCATGACTCCGCCGGTGATAACAACGCCCGCCATGAATGTCAGGACGGCCACCACCGCCCAATCTCTATCGCTCCGTCCAGGCTTCATAGGTTCCCCCTGTTGATGGGCCGAATTCTAACGGTTGGGGGGACTGTGTGAGGGCTAAGAACTCCAAGGTTTTCACTCCGGCTGAGAAGCGGCACGTAGACGCCGTAAAACTGCTGCCGTGCAGCGTCTGCAGCAGACCGGGCCCCAGCGACGCCCATCACATCAACCAGGGGCAGCACTTCACGACCGTGGCCCTCTGCAAGGACTGCCATCAGGGCAGCTTCAACGGCATCCACGGGCAGAAGCGCATGTGGCTCGTCATGAAGATGGACGAGCTTGCCGCCCTGAACGTCACCCTTTCCCGGCTGCAGCTGCAGGAGGCCGCACGATGATCCACCTTACCCTGCCGTACCCGATAAGCGCGAACCGTTACTGGGCCGTGCGCGTGATCCCGAGGAAGCCGAAGCCGCTGGCGATCACCTACGTCACCTAGGAGGCGAAGAACTACAAGACTGCGGTCGGCCTCCTGGCCAAGGCTGCAGGCATTCGCACGCCGGCGACCGGGCGCGTGGTGCTGCACATCAAGCTGTTCCCGCACCGGCCGCAGGACTGGGCGAAGCGCGCACGGAAGGATCCGCATACCTGGGACGACACGGTGCAGTGCATCGACCTCGGCAACTGCGAGAAGGTGCTATCCGACGCCTTGAACGGCATCGCTTGGGTGGATGACAAGCAGATCCGACGGACCCTGCTGGAACGCATGGAGCCGGACGAGAATGGCGCGCGGCTGGAGGTGGCCATCGAGTACCTGGCCGCGGCACCGAGCCTGTTCGGGGAGGCTGCAGCTTGACCACGCCAGAGGCCCGCACACGGAAACGCTACAACGCCTACCTGCGCCGGCATGGCGTCTGCTCGGTCTGCACCATGCGCGAGCCCGGCAGCAGGCCGGCCCACTGCCAGCGCCGGCCGGACCGGCAAGGGGGCTGCG